AAGGTGGTCGCGGAGATCGACCGGGCGGTGCTGACACAGTACTGCGCGCTGTGGGACCAGTTCATCACCAACCCGGTGGACTTCAAAGCGGCCGGTCACACGCAGCTCCGACTCTGCGCGGTTGAGCTCGGTCTCACGCCTTCGGCCAGGGCTCGGTTCCGTGGCTGATGGCCGACGCCTTACCGTGGGTCGCGAAAGGGATCGAGTGGGGTAACGGAGTACTCGACGGCAGTATCCCAGCTGGCACGTATGTCCGGCTCGCGGTAGAGCGGTTCGTCGCGGACCTCGAGCGCGACGACTGGGAATACGAGTTCGATCCGGACCAGGCCGAGCTCTGGCTCGACTTCCTGTCGCAGCTGCGGCACGTGAAGGGTCGGCGTTTCGCCGGAAACCCGTTCGAGCCGTCGGGCTGGCAGTGCTTCGCCACGATGAACATCTACGGCTGGGTGACGAAGGACACCCGGCTCCGGCGGTTCACCGAGGTCTACATCGAAGTCCCACGCAAGAACGGGAAATCGTTCTGGGCTGGCGGGCTGGCGCTCGGTCACTTGTGCATCGACGAGGAGCCGGGCGCTGAGGTTTACACCGGCGCGACGTCGGAGAAACAGGCCTGGGAGGTGTTCCGGCCGGCGCGGCAGATCTGCCTTCGCGCCGACATGTCGTGGCTAGTGAATACCTACGGCATTGAAGTGAATGCGAAGTCGTTGACGGTGCCGATGGAAGGATCCAGGTTCGAACCGCTGATCGGTAACCCAGGCGATGGCGCGAGCCCATCGTTCGCCGTCGTCGACGAGTTCCACGAGCACAAGTCCTCGGATCTTGTCGAAACGATGGCGACCGGCATGGGTGCTCGCGACCAGGGCATGTTGTTCCAGATCACGACCGCCGGCACCGACTTCGGCGGGCCGTGTCGCGAAAAGCATTCGGACGTTGTCAATATCCTGAAGGGCAGCGCGGAGGACGACACCGTGTTCGGCATGATCTTCTCCATCGACGAGGAAGACGAGCCGAACTGGGACACCGAGGAAGCGCTCGTCAAGGCGAACCCGAACTGGGACGTGATGAACCAGAAATTCATCCTGTCCCAGCTCGCCAAAGCACGTCGCAGTGCGACGGCGCAGAACAGCTACAAGACCAAGCACCTCAACCTCTGGGTCGGTGCGAAAGTCAGCTGGATGAATATGCTCGCGTACCAGCGCTGTCGGAAAAAGACGCTGCGACTGAAGGACTTCGTCGGCTATCGCTGCTTCGCGGCACTGGATCTCGCATCGAAGACGGACATCGCGGACCTGGTGCTGTTGTTTCCGCCGCAGAAGAAACGATCGCGCTGGACAGTGTTCGCAAAGCACTACCTGCCGGAAGACACGGTCGAGAACGGCAACCCGCGATACCAGGCGTGGTTCGAAGACGGCTGGCTGACGGCAACACCTGGCAACGTCACCGACTTCAGCTACATCGCGGATGACCTCGACGAGATCAAGTCGAAGCACGAGCTCGTCGCGGTGCCTTACGACCCGTTCCAGGCGACGCAGTTTGCGACCGAGCGGGCGGCGGAAGGCTACCCGATGCTCGAGTACGGGGCGACGGTGAAGAATTTCTCTGAGCCGATGAAGCAGCTCGAGGCTCTGGTTTTGCAGCGGGCGATCGATTTCGAGATCGACCCGGTGTTGATGTGGATGTTCGGCAACGTCGTGGCCAGGCTCGACAAGAAAGACAACATTTTTCCCAACAAGGAACGCGAGGGCAACAAGATCGACGGCGTTGTCGCCACGATCATGGCGCTCGCGTGCGCAGTGGCGGAGGTCGACGACGGTGGCTCAATCTACGAAAAAACGGCGCTTTGAAGGCTTGTTCGCCGACCTTCTGATCATCGCCGGCATTGGGCTCATCGGTTACGGCCTCTACCTGTGGCGCATCGAGGTCGCGCTGGTCGTTGTCGGTGCCATTGTGCTGATTCTGGGGCTGGTCATGATTGCAAACAGCGACGCTGAGAGCGTGAAACGTGATATTTGACGCGATCCGCTCGATGGCTCGCTCGACCAGGCCATCGGATCCGCGGGACAACGAACGATTCATCCAGATCGGGCTCCCGATCGCCGGCACGCGCATCGATCACGACACTGCACTGTCGATCGCGGCGGTCTGGGAATGCGTGCTTATCATCAGCGAGACGCTGTCGATGCTGCCGTGGCGCGTATTCGAGACCGTCGAGGAAGAGGGCAGAAAGCGACGTCGGCTGCAGGACGAGTCGACACTGGATTTCCTGCTGCACAAGCGCCCGAACGACGAAATGCCGGCGCTGTTTTTCAAGCAGGCCATTCAGGCGCACGCGTTGCTGTGGGGTAATGGCTACGCCGAGATCGAGACGGCACGCGGTGGCGATATAGCAGCGCTGCACCTGATCACGCCGGACTTCGTCACGCCGAAACGCGACGAGCGCGGACAGCTGTACTACGAGATCCGGGACAGCGAATCGTCGACGCCGACAGAGCTCGCGGCAAACCGCATGTTTCACATTCGCGGGCTGAGTTGGAACGGTCACTCAGGTTACGACCTGGTGCGGCTTGCCCGGGAGACGTTCGCAACGGCCAAGGCGACCGAGAACTTCACCGCGGCGTTTTTTGGCAACGGCGCGCACACCGGCGGCATCATCACGACCCCGGATGGCGCGAAGAACCTCGGCGAGGAGGGTGTCAAGAACCTTCTGGCCTCGTTCAACAAGCGGAACCGCGGCGCGCGCAACGCGTTTCGGACGAACTACCTCGACAAGGGGCTGACTTACAAGGAAATCGGCGTCAACCCGAACGACGCGCAGCTCATTGAGGCGAAGAAATTCAACGTTCTGGACGTCGCGCGCTGGTTTCGCATGCCGCCGCACAAGCTCGCGCACCTCGACGACAGCATCAAGGCGAACATCGAGGCACAGGGCATCGAGTTTGTCACCGACACGATGCTGCCCTGGGTGCTGCGCTGGGAGCAGGAAGCGGATTTCAAGTTCTTCGATGCGAAGGACCGCGGCCGCCAGTTCACGAAAATGGACCTGAATGCGCTGATGCGTGGCGATTCGGCTGCTCGCGGCACGTACTACAAGAACATGACGTCAATCGGCGCTTTCAGCATCAACGACGTACTCGAACTCGAGGATCGCGACTCGATCGGGCCGGACGGCGATCTGCGACTGGTTCCGATGAACATGGTGAGCCTCGAACGGGCGAACCGGGACGGAGAAACCTCTGTGACACGGACTCGATCGACCGATGCACATATCGACGTGTTCGAAGACGCCGTCGGCCGGATGAATCGCCGCGAGAGCCACGCGGTACAGCGCCGGACGAAGCTGAAACCGGACGAATTCGCCGCTTACGCACGTGACTTCTACGCCGAACACGCCAAGCAGATGACGGCGGCGCTGCTGCGACCCGCGATGGCATTCGCAACGTTCTTCGGCGATGGCGTGGATCCGGAGGATGTGTCCGACGCAGTGTCCGGTTTCTGTAGCACGTACTGCGACGCACGCCGCAACCTGGTTGTCGAGGCGCATGCCGGCGGTCACGCGGACCAGTGTTTCGTCGCCGCGGATGAGAAATGCAGCGATACGGCGATGGAAATCGCATCACTGATCGGGAAATTGATCAAAACGGAGCAGGAATCATGATCAACATGCCTCTGGGAACGTTCTGGGCGATCTGGCCGCAGGCCTGGCCGCAGCTCGAGCAGCTCCTGTTCACCGCATGGCGCGGCATAGGCTCGGGTCCGGTCGACGATGCGGAACGTGCCGGTCTCCCCGTGCAAAAGCACGGCAACCTGGCTGTCATCCCGATCCGCGGTCCGATCATGAAGCACGAAAGCGCGTTCCTGTCGTATTTCGGCATCGCGAGCTCGAAACTGACCCAGCGCGCCGTCGAGTCGGCCACGGCCGACGCCGACGTCGAGACAATCGTGCTGAATATCGATTCCCCGGGCGGTTCGGTCGATGGTCTGGCCGAGCTGGTCGACGCGTTGCAGGCCGCGCGTTCGGAAAAAACCGTCATTGCCCAGGTCAGCGGCATGGCCGCGTCGGCGGCGTACATGATCGCGAGCCAGGCAGACCAGATTTTCGCCGGTCGCATGGATCTGATCGGCTCGATCGGTACCCGGATGCTTATGTACGACTTTTCGAAGATGTTTGAGAACGAAGGCATCAAGGCAATCCCGATCGACACCGGCGAGCACAAATCCGCCGGCGCCTTCGGTACCGAGATCACAGACGCCCAGATCGCCGAGTTCCAGCGCATCACGGACGGCTTTTTCGATGATTTTGTGGCCGCAATCGTCAGTGGCCGTGGTCTCAGCGAAGAAAAAGTGCGCTCGGTCGGCGACGGCCGCGTGTTTTTCGCCGAGGAAGCCATAACGCTCGGATTGATTGACGGAATTCAAACCTTCGACGCCACGTTTATCGACAACCTGCGCGTCGAACAGCCGCCGGCAAACCGCCGACGGGCAGAAATACGACTGCGCGCACAGCGCGCATGAACTTCGCGAGCGCGGTGCCAAGTCGCCGCGATCGAAGTGGGTGAGCTGCCAAGCCGGTCAGCCCGCGCAACACCAACCAACCACTATTTACTAGAGGAGTTAACGCTATGACTCTCAAAGAGTTGCGTGCCCGACTGAAGGCGATCGTCTCTGAACAGGAGGCAATCGTAAACGAGGCCGGCGAAGGCGACCTGTCCGAAGAACAGGAAGCGAAATTCGATGCACTTTCGGAGGAATTCGAACGCGTCGCTGCCAAGATCCAACGTCTCGAGAAGCTCGAGTCCCGTCAGCAGTCGCTGTCGCAAGGCAACGGCCGGCAGACGCCGGCGCCGGCCATGAGTTCGCCGCACATCGAAGGTGGAGCGCCACGCATCGAGGACGACCCGATGCGCGGTTTCACCGACATGGCGGATCTCGCCACGGCGATCATGGCTGCGTGCAACCCAGGCGGCCGCCAGGTCGATGACCGTCTGCAGGTGCTCGGTGCGCCGTCCAATTTCCACAAGGAAAGTGGCGAAGACGGCTTCATGGTGCCTCCGCAGCTGCGGAACGAGGTCTGGGAACTTGTCATGCAGATTTCAGACGACGATCTGAATCTGCTGCAGGTCGTGGATCCGGAACCCACCGCGGGCAACAACGTCCACATCGTCACCGACGAGTCGACGCCGTGGGGATCCACCGGTATCCAGGCTTACTGGCAGGCTGAAGGCAGCCAGGCGCAACGTTCGCGTCTCGCCACCGATGGCGACCAGGTCCGGTTGCACAAGCTGATGGCCTTCGTCGAGGCTACCGAAGAGCTGATCGAGGACGCGCCACTGCTGTCCAGCCGGCTCACGCGCGGCGCATCCGCTGCAATCCGCTGGAAGGCCTCCG